TTTGCCGGTGGATCCTTGGGTTCCATGGTTGGCTCGCCCGGTGCTGGTGCTTCTGTCGGATCGTCTCTCGTCGCCGCGCTGAGCAAGTGGCTCGGTAGCGGTGACTACACGGTGAATTCCAATTCAATCGTGTCTCGAGTTATGAGGGGCTCGGATGCGATTCCAGGCATGCACAGTAATGGACAGACAGTTGTCATCAGGCACAAGGAGTATCTCGGCGAAATCCGAGGTTCCCAGAATTTTGCCATCCAGAAGCAGCTCCAAATCAACCCAGGCAACACCCAAGTTTTTCCTTGGTTGTCGTCGGTGGCAGCGCAGTTCCAGGAGTATCGCATCAAGGGTATGGTATACCATTATGTTCCGAGCAGCGGTAGCGCGGTGGCCTCCACCAACGCAGCCCTTGGCACGGTCATGATGCAAACCAGTTATCGGTCGAACGACTCCGCTCCCCTGAACAAAATCGAAATGCTCAATGAATATTGGGCGACTGAGGCTGTTCCGAGCGAGTCCTTCTGCCACCCTGTTGAGTGTGACCCCAAGGAGAACCCTTTCAACGTCCAGTACGTTCGAACGGGCTCGGTCCCCACTGGGGATTCTGTTCTGCTGTATGATCTCGGGCGCACGTACATTGCTACGTCTGGACAGCAAATTGATGGTGGCGTGCTAGGCGATCTGTGGGTCACGTATGAAATCGAGTTGAAGAAGCCGATGGTGGAAACAAACGTCACCGGCAAGAATCAGTCCCGCTCCATTTCGTGGACCGGCGGCACGATTGTGTCGGGCAATTGGTTCAACGGCACTGTGTCGTCATGGGGGGCTCTTGGAGTCGAGGCGTCGGGCACGACAATTACGTTCTTCCCCGGCGCTAGAGGGCGCTACCTTGGTGTGGTGTCACTTAATCCCACAACGACTTTTTCAGCTGTTGACCTTAGTGGCGGCCCAACATGCACGAATTGTGTAGCTGTCGACTTCCTGCCTGCAGCGGGCACGACGTCGTATCTGCGCAACGTGCTGGGCGGCTCGTCCCCGACGCTCAACCGCGCTTTCTAC